TTCTTCTTTGTTTCTTGTTTTATGTTTATTGTTTCTTGTTTTATGTTTGGTTGCTCGTCTGTTGAACGGGCGTTCAACCTACGTTCAGCGGATGCTTTACCAGCGCGTGACGCTTGTTCAATCTTTGAATGATAGTGAGCAATTTCCTTGTCTGCTCTGCCATTTACATAGCCTTCTTCAGTCTTTTCAAAGAACTCATTAAGCACATCACGAACAGTCGCAGCATCATCCCTCATGCCAATTTGCTTGGCAACAAACGATGCATCGCCGTTCAACGGGCGTTCGTGAAGGTAATACAGGTCAAGAATCCTGCGATAAGCCAAGTCCTCAAGCAAGTCAAGGTGGCGCGTGTGACTAGCGTAGTCACCAATGTTGAACTGGTAGTAGTGCATAAAGCCCGCTTTTTAACAGCCCCTTTGATGAAGAAACGGCGGCAGGAGAAGGGGTAACTCTTTTCGGTTTGGAGATCAGGCCAAACCTAGCCGTGTTTCAAAACATTATACCTGCTTCACAAAAATGCCTTCAGCGTTCATGTAGCCTTTGCGGTCTTTGATTTGCTCGTAAGCGTGAGCCAAGCAGTCTGTCAGATTTACGTCAAGCAAAGCACAGACGTTGATTAGGCAAACGACAGTATCGCCTACGGCATCAATTGCTTCTGCTCTGTTGCCATCACGCAACGCATCAACCAGCTCGTTGATTTCCTCAACTGCTTTGATTGACTGTGCAAACGGTGTGCTGTTTGGAATGATCTTGCGAGCCTCAGACCATTGCACGACTTTCATTTCTAGTTCAGCGTAGCTCATTAGAAACAACTTGTAGTGCATTGTTGACCGTTACCGTAGCAGCTTGTTGTGCAAGTCACGGTGCGACCATTTTGAATGTAGGTGTGTGTTGACATTTGTGCGCTTGCGCTGATTGCAAGCGTTGCCAGGATGATTGCGATTGCTTTTTTCATGATTTAACTCCTTTGAACCATTTGGGTTTGATAACTCTGAGTTGCCAGAGCCGAGCCTTTGGGACTTCCTTCCATGCTGAAATAGCTGGCTGGCTAATCCCTAAGATTTTTGCAAGCTCAGTCTGTGAGCCTGCAAGTTTGATAAGCTGTTCTTTGTTCATGCGTGAAATGTAGCATAAGCTAGGTTGTTGCGTCAAAGCTACAAAATTAAAATATTTTCATGAATTGTTGGGAATCTTGATAAATTGGCTTATAGTTCATTCATCCCGCAGCGCAACGCAAACGGTACTTTAGGAAACGTTATGACAATCAAACTTCAAAATATCAACGACACCACGCGCCGATTCCCCAACACAATGCAAGATGCTTTTGGCGACAACTATTACGACCTTGAACGCCAACATCGTTGGGAATGGTTAGAAGGTCACCGATCTGACAAATCAGCACAAGCTGAATTCTGGGTTTACATCGCTTGCGCCTTTGCCGCTGGCTTTGTTGTTGCACAACTTTGGGGTTAAACAATGAGTTCAGTAAAAGCAATCACATACGACTATGTTTTCACAGCTCGTGTTGCATCCTTCTACGACAAAAACGATTTTGAACGCTCAGACTTATGCGAAAAGTTTAATGAATGGATTGCAACTCAAAGTCAAAAAGAAGGAATCCTTGTTTGGTCTGTTGAGTTAGAAAAGAAAGAAATAAAATGAAAAACATTGCATCCGCTTTGGTCAAAGCACAAAAAGCCTTTGGCCCTGCACTTAAAACTTCTACTAATCCACACTTTCGTTCAAAGTATGCAGACCTCTCCGCTTGCGTTGAAGCTGTAATTGACGCGCTTAACAACAACGGCATTTTCTTGCTTCAAAAGAACTATGACTGCGCCGATGGCATCATGTGCGAAACAGTCTTTGTCCATGAATCAGGAGAGATGCTTGAATGTGGCATTGTTCACTTTCCTGCGGTCAAGAAAGACCCACAAGGTTACGCTTCTGCGCTGACATACGCCAGACGTTACAGCTTGATGGCGGCTTGCGGTATTGCCCCAGAAGATGACGATGGCAACAAAGCATCCAACCGTCAAGCATCCCTTGACAGTTCAGCAATGGCTGACCACATCACAGCAATTCAAGACGCAACTGACGAACCATCGCTTAAAGCCGCTTACCAAGCTGCTTACAAAGCCTGCGGCACAGACGCTAACTGGCAGAAAAAGATTATTGCGGTCAAAGATGAAAAGAAAGCGAGTTTGAAATGAGTCCACCAAGAATCAGCATTGAGAACAGATTGCAAATGTATGAAGTTCAAAACAATGGATGTTGGAACTTTTTAGGAAACAAAGACAAAGATGGTTATGGTGTTTTTGGGCATGGAAGAGGTAAGCAATTAAGAGCGCATCGCGCATCTTTTGAGTTTCACAAAAAAACTTCTGCCGCTGGTTTATTGGTTTGTCATTCTTGTGATAACCCTAGTTGCATTAACCCAGACCATTTGTTTCTTGGAAATACAAAAGATAACACGCAAGACATGATAAAAAAGGGTCGAAAAGCAAATTGCCAAGGATCAAATCATCCATTATCAAAACTTAATGAACTTGATGTTATTTCTATTAAAGAACAACGGTCATTTGGCAAAAAGTTGATAGACATTGCAAATCAATTTGGCATTACGTTTCAAACAGTAAGTGAAATTTGTAGAGGCAGTAAATGGAAACATCTGTAATTAAGCAAGGCAGCATTGAATGGCATCAACAGCGTTTGGGTCGTGTAACGGCTTCTCGCGTTGCAGACGTAATTGCTAAAACAAAAAGCGGTTACAGCACAAGTCGGGACAATTACATGGCGCAACTTGTTTGCGAACGAATGACAGGAACTGTTGCTGAATCTTTTAGCAATGCGGCTATGGTTCACGGCACTGAAACAGAACCATTGGCTAGGGCAGCGTATGAAGCCCATGCAGACGTTTTAGTGGATGAAGTTGCCATGATTGCCCACCCAACAATTGAAGCCGCTGGCGCTTCTCCTGACGGGCTTGTTGGCGATGTTGGCCAGCTTGAGATTAAGTGTCCGAACACGGCAACGCACATTGACACGCTTTTGAGCCAAACAGTGCCAGGCAAATACAACACGCAAATGCAATGGCAAATGGCTTGCACTGGTCGTGAATGGTGTGACTTTGTGTCGTTTGACCCAAGGTTGCCAACAGAGCTTCAATTGTTTGTAAAGCGCGTTCCCCGTGATGCTGCTTACATTGCAATGCTTGAAGAAGAAGTCAAAAAGTTCTTGGTTGAACTGGATGGCAAAATTACGAAACTTAACGAACTGAAAGAAAAAAATGGCAGTAATCTATGAAGTAACAGTCAAGGCTGGCACATACCAAAAAGACGGGCAAGAAAAGGTGCGTTACCAGCGTATTGGTAGCGTCATTGAAACCAAGAAAGGTCCAATGCTGAAACTTGACCAGATGCCTTTGGTTGAAGGCGGTTGGGAAGGTTGGGCATACTTGTTCACACCAAAAGAAGGCGACCAGAAGTTTGCACCTGCCAAGCAGTCAAACGATGGCTTTCCAGACGAAGATATGCCGTTTTAATTAACGGGGCGCTTGGCTGTCGGCAATTTCGCCATCAAAAACTTGGCAGTCAGCGCCCCACCAATTAACGAGGGAAAGCGGATGCTATTGGATAACGCCTAGCCAAGTGATTAAGTTCATGAAGTAAAGCCCCATTAGTCGCAGCGAGTACCTCACCCATTTGCATAGGAACGAATATGTTTAAATTTTTCAGAGCAAGAGCAAACGACCCAATCACCAGTTTTCAAGCTGCTGATTCAATCAAAGACGTAGCCAAAATGCACAGCGATGTAATTGTTGCTGGTCTTAAACGATTTGGCGCAATGGGTAAAGATCAGATTGCAAACAACACTGGATTGCAACCTAATCAAGTCTCAAGACGTTTGAGTGAGTTAGAGGAAATTGGATTGATCGAATTGACAGGCAAAAAGGTCAAATCAAACAGCGGCAGAGAAGAACGCGAATGGCGCTTTAAGCCAGTTCAGGAGAAGTTGTTATGACAGATAAAGAACTGCTAGAACTGGCTGCAAAGGCGGCTGGATTAACTGTGCATTGGCATGATAGTGGTCACTATGGCCCAACAATGGAAATCATGGAAGATGAATCTGGTGGCCCACCTTGGAACCCACTAAAAGACGATGGTGATGCGCTGCGTTTGGCTGTGAAGTTGCAGATGAACATTGACATCATTGAAGAAGCTGCTGGCGCTCATGTGATTAACTACAGATTTTGTAGTGAACTCAATAATGGTGATCCATACGCAGCAACCCGCCGAGCTGTGGTACGATGTGCCGCAGAAATAGGAAAGGGTATGCCATGAAGGAATCAAAGACTTATCGCACTTGGTGCAACATGAAAGCGCGTTGTAACAATCCAAAGGCTTCTGCGTATGAAAACTATGGAGGTCGCGGAATCAGAGTGTGCGATGAATGGGCCTTGTCTTTTGCCAGCTTTTTGAAAGACATGGGAGAAAAGCCTAATGGAATGACACTTGATCGAATTGATGTTAATGGGAATTATGAGAAATCAAATTGCCGTTGGATTTCATTACAGATGCAAAACAACAACCGCAGAGACACACTTTGGGTGAATCTAAGCGGTGAACGAGTTAGCGCAAAGCTGGCTTCATTGAGGCTTGGCTATCCATACGAGCGCGTTCGTTGGGCTGTTCAGCGTTATGGTGACGATTGGATTAATCATTGTCATCAAATGATTCGTGGAAAGCAAAAGAATCCGACTGGCTACAAAGGTGTAAGCCTTCACAAAGCAAGTGGTCGTTATCACGCTAGGCTTTACATCAACAGATCATGCAGTAAAAGCCTTGGCTACCACGACACACCAGAACAAGCAAACGAAGCAATCGTAAGAGCAGCAGCAGAGATTGGGAAAACGCTATGAGCATCGTAATCATTGGACTTTTAATTGATTGGGTTATATGGAACTGATTAAATCACTTGCCTACACCGCCGTCTTTTTGGTTGGCCTTGGCTTTGTTCTGCGAGTTGCAGCTTTTTTCTTTTTGTTTGGTTGGGGTATCTTATGAACGCTTTTCATCCGCAGTACGTTGAGACGTATATGCCAGAATTTATGTCCACGATTCGCAAGGAATCAGCAGCCAAAGAAAACGGCAAGAAGTTTGGTCTTATCGCCAGAGCTACCAGAGAAAGTGATGGTAGGGCTAAGACCAGCGCTTTGAGCGACTTTCCAAAGACCAAGCGCGTGTCACTTGCACCGACTGAGTTTTTTGTTTATTCAAAGGCAGGTATGCCAAAGGGGGTTAAATGATTAAAGAACAAGGTGGGCCAGCGTTTCCATGTGACAACATCCATGATGACAAAGGAAATTGGCATAACACAAGCGGGATGAGTCTTCGTGATTACTTTGCTGCCAAGGCGATGTCATATTGGCTTTGTATTCCTATTGACAAAGAACAATTGAATAAAGTTGCTGTTGAGTCTTACAAAGTAGCAGACGCAATGCTGAAAGCGAGAAAAGAATGAGTGGCAAAGGCAGCGCACCTAGACCAATACCAGACTACGAAAAGTATTCTGACAACTACGATCTAATTTTTGGAAAGAAAAAGAATGAGCCAGTACAAGACAGTCCTAGCACCAAATGCCCCGTGGCCAAACAAGAAGCCAAAACCAAAGGTTAAAGTTGTTGCCAGCAATGAAAACAAATGCAAAGCTGCCGTCAAACTTAGAGAACGTGATGTCCTTACGGGGCGACTCAAGGGTTCTAGTAAACCATCAGGGTCGGCAAAATAATCTAGCGAAAATTACGAAGCAAATCATATTGCGTTGCAAGATTTGTGATGAGTATTTTGAAACTTTAGCAGAAGCAAGAAAACACAAGCATGGATAACATAATTGCACTAATTAGCTTCTTAGCTGTTGGCGCTGTTGTCTACGTTATTGTGTTTTGTGTTGTTCTTGCTTTGCTAGTCTCTCACGATTGAAGTACGGACAATGCTTGTGTGATGTGTTTCACACGGTCTTCAAGGCCAATAGTGCCACCGTTGATCTTCTTGGTAAGACCAACCCAATCGGCATTAGCAGCCAGGCGGTTGCAATCGTGAGTATCCCAAAACCATCCAGCCGTTAACGCTGCATATTTTGGAGTTGCTACCAAATCAGGCTCCATCACAAAGTCAACGCCAATCGCCTTTGAAGCGTGAAAATAGTTCGCATGGCCTGTTAACTGGATGCAACCTTTTCCAGAAAAACGAAACCCATCACCTGACGCTTCATCTCTGTTTCCCATACGATTTGCGTAAACCATATTGGCGATACGCTTCGGCTGACCTGCGTATTGGTTGGCAATCTCCAAAGTAGGAAAGCGCTTAGGCCACAGCTTCATAAGTGTTGCTGCACGATAGTTCAAGTTCTCTTTAAGAACCTTGAAGTTACCGCACTCATGCGAACACTGACCAATAAAAGCAGCCTGTTGGTTAGGCGTGTTGATATTGAATCTGGCAAATGTTTCATTCAGAGCATCTACCCATTCAGAGCCAATATGCAGCTTTGATAGTTGTTCAGCGTTGACCATTTATTGTGTCCCTCACTTGGTTGTAGGCTGTAATGCAGGCGTTAAGCTCGTTGATTGCCCTATCGCCTTCTGCTGCGAGTTGAGCAATAAGTCTGAGAGTCTCTCGCTCAGATTCGCTTGCTTCGGTTTGATTTCCGCTGGCAGTGGTGGAACTTGTGGCGGCTTGTACGCAACTGGAGCCGAGGCGCACCCGACCAGAGCGAATGACAGCATCCAAATCAGTTTGCTTTTTAGTGACAACATCGTTAGCTTCTTTCAGTTGTGAAGATGTTTGATTTAAGTCTTCAGCGAGCTTTTGCTCTTTAGCGCGTGATTCGCTATTCAATCGAGCAATCTCCTGCTGCATCTCTGCATCACGTTCTTTGTAGCCAGCATGAGTGCCGTATTTGTACGTTCCAAGAACGATAACAATGACACCGATAATCATCCATGGATTAGGCATTTAATGACCTCGCCAGCGCTAATTGCTCACGATCTTGGTCAGACTCTAAATGCTCTGGTGGAGTAGTAGGCGGTGGCGGTGGAACCCATGTTTCGTCTAATTCAGGATTGACCCATACAGGCAAAGCGCCAGATGGGTCACTAGGCTTTGGGGGTGTTGTATCTCCCTTTACCTCTACCTTTGGAGCAATAGCTTGAGAGGCTGCCTGAATACCTTTACGGCTCATTACGCCACCAATTCCGCCAACAACAAGCAAAACAATGTCGTTCAGCATCTTGGTGTAAGCCATGTCAATTGGAGCCATTGACTTGATTGGCTGGACAACGAAAGTCACAGAGTAAAGCAAAGCAATCACAATGAAAGCCAAGATTAGCGTGACAACAATAACAACAAACCCCCAGACTAGGGTTTCAATTTGTTCAACGCTCAGACGATGCTGCTGGTTGGGCTGGTTCAATTTTCTTCTCCAAGATTGGTGCAACAAGATATTCAGGGCAAGTTTGCGTAAACAAACATCGTGGCTTTTGACATTCTGGCAAGTTGAACTTATCAGG